GTTGTGTTAATTGAGTGGGGGTTAGTGTGAACCCTGCTACCTCCATCATCCTAGCCAGCGATCCCAAACCTATGGCTTTCATGTGGTTCATCGTTGGCGCTAACAATCCATAGTTTTCGTCATCTATGTTTGATGCAACTAACATGTTGCAAGCTCTTCTCACGCCCTCGTAGTCGCTATAGTTCACCATCCAGATAAAAGTGGCAGTGTCTAATGCTTCGTCAACCCCAAGCTTGAATGTGTCATAGTATGCTGTCGTGGTGTATTCTGTCATATTCATTAATGAACGTGTGGCATTTAGTAACTTTTGGAAATCCATGTCTTCCCTCAGCATCCTTAATTCCAAACTTCGTACTAATCGTTTGTCCACTGAGAATTTATGCACCATTATAGGTTGCAGTTTGTTCTCAATTATGCCCAAAATGTCAAGATTGATTATTGGCAACTCCAGTTCTATTCTGTCACCTCTTTCCAAACAACTTGTACTTAAATGTATTAATTCTGGTCCAGTGTAGTATTGCACTTCGTATACCACGAACTGGTCTATGCTGTGCCTGGCCACCAGTAGTAATCCTTCGTATTTGGTTTGTAGTTGTTTTTGCTTTAGCACCCCTTTCTCTACAAATTCAACCCACTTTTTATCTACTTTGAATGTGGCTCCACTTACACCCATGCTAATCACTGTTTGTGTCGCCGTGTCTAAGGTTTTATTCTTTGGGTTATTGAGTTTCGGTATAACCACTAACAAGGTCTCAGCTCCAATATCCTGAATGATTTCCAATGGGTCGGTATCTAGCGAATCTGGCATGATCAGTGCTGTCTTATGGTATGGTGATAGTAATGGCATGGTTGAACAAAGAGGTCCATACCCTTCCTTTTGTGAGGTAACTGCTCTTTGCATGTCAGATAGATCGACTCTGTCAGCATCATCTTTGTGCAGGAAAGCTTTACTCAACTGCAATCTTTGCATTGTTTGATTGTTGATTTTTGTGTACAAGTTTGCGTAAGTTTTGCTATTCTTGGACAGTTTGTGTGGGGAGTACCTGGTGTTGAACTGTGATAGAGAAACTCCAACATTCGTACAGCTGGTGAATACATCAGCATTATGTAGGTTATATTGCAAGTTGTGCGCTATAGTATTAATGTGTAACCAAACGTTCTCTTGTAGATCAAATGTGTCAGTGGTTATCCCGATCTCTGCACTTTGATTCATAGAACGGGCTAACTGGTGGTTAGCGTTAATTGGTATCATGCTAGGTTTTGCTTCATCCCTCAAAGCTCTGCTTTGCATTTTACCAACCCAATTTTTAACCATGACTCCCACTTCATCGTTTTGTTCACAATGTTCTGTAATGTCTTGTACTAAATTTGGAATGCTGAAGGCACGGGGGTTAGTCAACTTGGCAATCATAGTGCCAATTTTGTAACTGAAGGATCCCTCTATACCCCGTAGTACATCGTCTAAAAGGTTCACCCTTGTATAACATGGATGCATCACTTGCATGTAGTTGGCAGGTACGAATTTCAATTCTGAACCAACAACATAAGCAGCAAATCTGTACCCAGACGGGTTTTCTACCGTTGCTAT